TTCAGTCAATGGATATGTTCAGACTGATTTTATGTTCGGAGATCCTACGTGGATGATTTGGAGTATGAGAGGTGGCCAAGATAAATCCGAATATAAGGGGATGTATAGACACGTATTATTGGCAAGTATAGCTAAATATAAAAATTTTAAGTGGTCGTATAAAAATGGATTAGTCGACCGAGAAACTAATAAAATTGTTAGCAAAAATCCCGCTGATATTTCTGTTATTTTATTGGGAAGTGATGCTGTCTCATCGGATTTAGATTATTTTGAGACCATTCTTAATAAAATTAAAAATAATAAAGATTATGAAAAAATGGTGTCTGATGCTAGAGATACACTACTTAAATATGGTATAAAATTTTAATAGTTATATATGAAAAAAGCAAAAAATAAAAGTAATATAGAGATTGTCAAGGGATATCTTGCGGGAGAACGCCCCTTTTCACAATTAGGTTGGACTCCTGATTTGATTGAAAGAAAAGATGGGGAGACGTGGACTGATCCCCGTGGGAAATCTTGGATTCAAAAAGATGGAATGAAGAAGAGAGTTAATACCTCTCTTAAAATACACCCGGATTCGGTGAGACAGACATGTAACATATGTAAGATGGACGTTAAGTGGGGAACTCACTTGGATGCTAAAATATATCCAAAAACAGGTCGGTGTTATGACTGTAATATATCTTTCGAAGCTAAATTAAAATTTGAAGGAAAATTTGATAATTATGAAAAGGAAAAGATTTTCAAAAACCAAAAGGGGTTTTGTCTTGATCTTAAATCAAAATTGGAAGAAACCATATATCATTTGGAGAATTCAACCGATGATATTGTGTATATAAATGAAGACGGAAGTCGAGAAACTTGGAAAGATACAACTAAGTCAACGGTTTTAGAAGATGCGAAAAATGATTATAAAGAGTGTATTTCTGCGTTAGAGAGAATAGAGTGTGCCCTTAAAGCGTTATCAAATAATGAGCGAGTCTAAAGTAAACATCCGTGACATTATAAGAGAGGAGTATAAAAAGTGTCTATCCGACCCCATATATTTCATGAAGAAATATGTGAAGATCCAACATACTGAACGGGGGACTTTGCCTTTCGAACTATATCCTTTTCAGGAAAATGCTTTGGGGGATTTAGTAAATAATAAGTATAATATTATATTAAAATCTAGACAGATGGGGATTTCCACGCTTGTCTCCGCATATTCTCTCTGGTTGATGATTTTTCATACAGATAAGACGGTTTTAGTTATAAGTCGTGCTCAAGATGCTTCAAAGGAAATAGTAACTAAAATAAGATTCGCAAATGATCATCTACCATCTTGGTTGAAAGTCCCATGTGTCGAAGATAACAGACTGTCAATGAGATTGAAAAACGGTTCCAGAGTTAAAGCTGTGGCCTCTTCTCCAAATGCAGCTCGCGGTGAAGCTGTTTCATTTCTAATTTTAGACGAATGTGCTCACATAAAGGAGGCCGAAGAAATTTGGGTATCTGCTCAAGCAACTCTTTCAACGGGTGGAAGTGCTGTCTTACTCTCTACACCAAACGGAGTAGGTGGGTTTTTTCACAAAATGTGGACCGATTCCGAATCTAATGAGAGTGGATTTGGATTCAATACAATAAAGTTACCTTGGAACTTACATCCGGAACGAGATCAATTATGGCGAGATAGACAAACCACTCTTCAGGGAGATCCGAGAAAAGCTGCTCAGGAATGCGATTGTGATTTTACCACATCCGGTCATTCTGTAATAGAAGCTGATATTTTAAAGTGGTATAGAGAAACTATCATTAAAGAACCTATAGAAATGAGGGGAAATGATAAGGGCTTGTGGATATGGGAATATCCGAGTTATATAAAATCTTATCTGGTTTGTGCAGACGTTGCTAGGGGTGATGGCGCTGATAAATCAGCATTTCATGTTATAGATATAGAGAATTTAACTCAAGTAGCGGAATATAGAGGGGTTATTGACACTAAGGCTTACGGAAACCTACTCGTATCAATTGCAACTGAATATAACAACGCAATACTGGTTGTAGAAAACAATAATATAGGATGGGCGACCCTCCAACAGATAATAGATAGAAGTTATCCCAATACATTTTATAGTTCAGCCGATGCGACGTATGTTGATGTCGAAAGACAGATGGTTGGGAACATAAATAGGATGGAGAAGAAAATGGTTCCAGGTTTCACCACCACTTCAAAAACTAGACCGTTAATAATTTCAAAATTAGAGTCGTATTTAAGAGAAAGAAGTTTTGGACTTCACTCATCTCGTACGTTGGATGAGTTATCCGTCTTCATGTGGACTGGTAATAGGGCAGAAGCTATGAGTGGTTATAATGACGATCTAGTTACTTCACTCGGCATCGGATTATGGGTGAGAGACACCGCGTTGAGACTTAGAACCGAATCCGATGAGTTTAGAAAAACGTTGATAAATAATATAAGTAAGACTCAAAATTCTGGAGTGTATACCCGATCGGATGACGATGCTAAGAATTCTTGGAGCATGCCAGTTGATACGGGAAATAAATTCAATCCTAACTCAGCCGGACATCGTGAGGATTTATCTTGGTTATTATAAACCCATTACACTATTTATTCATATAAAATGATAATTTATGGAAGATAAGTTTAATCAGCCGGTGGATTTAAAATCGAAAAGTCTATTTGCAAGGCTAAAAAGACTATTTTCAACCGATGTTATAGTTAGAAACGTCGGAGGTAAAATGTTGAAGATAAAGGATACCGATCAGGTTCAATATGCAACTGATAGGAACTCTCTCAAGGATAGATTCAATAGAATTCGCACTTCTGGACACGACCCGAATGGAAAAGATTTCTCTTTAGCATATCACTCTTCTAGAGTAGATTTATTTAGAGATTATGATTTTATGGATGCGGATCCAATTCTCTCATCTGCATTAGATATTTACGCGGACGAGTGTCTCACTGAGAATGAAATGGGAAATATGTTAACCGTAAAGGCAGCGGATGGAAACATAAAGAAGATACTTGAAAATTTGTTCTATGATATTCTGAATGTTGAGTTCAACATGTGGTCGTGGACAAGAAATATGTGTAAATATGGGGATTTTTATTTAAAATTACATATTTCTCCAGAATACGGTATCCACTTTGTAGAACCCATTTCATCTTACAATGTGACGCGGATTGAGAAAAGTGACCCAATTAACAAAAATTACATTAAATACCAAGTAAACTTTGAGGCGGGTCTAAAGGAAGAATTAGAAAATTATCAAGTTGCTCATTTTAGACTTATATCCGATAGCAATTTCATGCCGTATGGAAAATCGATGATTGAGGGAGCGCGGCGAGTTTGGAAACAATTAAGTTTAATGGAAGACGCGATGTTAATACATCGTATAATGAGAGCTCCGGAAAAACGGGTATTTAAGATTGATGTGGGAAATATACCTCCGGCGGAAGTCGATAATTTTATGGAGAGGACCATCAATAAGATGAAGAAAATTCCATATATGGATGAGAAGACCGGAGATTATAATCTGAGATTCAACCTTCAAAACATGGTGGAAGATTTTTATTTGCCGGTTCGTGGAACCGACAGTGGAGCGTCTATAGACAATCTATCCGGCATGGAATTTTCGGGAACGGATGATATAGAGTATCTTAGGAATAAACTGATGGCCGCACTCAAGATACCTAAAGCATTCTTGGGGTATGAGGCTGAATTGTCAGGAAAAGCAACTCTTGCCGCTGAAGATGTAAGGTTTGCTAGAACTATTCAGAGGATTCAAAAAATCCTAGTTTCAGAACTGTCTAAGATAGCCGTGGTCCATTTATATTCACAGGGATATAAAGATGCAAGTTTGGTTGATTTTAGTTTGGAACTTACCAATCCGTCTACTATATTTGAAAAAGAGAAGATTGCTATTTGGGGAGATAAGGTAACTGTGGCCAAAGATATGATGGAGAACAAATTGTTTTCGAAAGATTGGATATATGCCAACATATTTAATATGTCCGATGATGATATTCTCGATTCTAATAGTCAAATTGTATCAGATGTTAAACAGTCGTGGAGATTAAAACAAATTGAAGATGAAGGTAATGACCCCGCCATTTCTTTACAAAAAGTAAATAAGGATGGAGAATTGGAAGACGCCGGTGGTGGAAGTTCTGATGGAGGAACTGAAGGTTCTTCTGAAGCACCTACATCTGATAATGTAGGTGGAGGGGAATCCGATCTT